AAGCTGAGGAGCTTGATCGCCTCGTAGTTGATGATCCCGCCGCCGACGCGCTTCGTCGTGTAGAACTTCACGTACGGCTTTGCGGTGTAGGGATCGCGCAGCACGCGCTCGCCCTGGCGGTCGACGATCTGATACGCCTCGCGGAAGTCGCCGAAAGCCAGCGACTTCGAGGAGTTGCCCAGCGCCGGCATGTCCTCGGCGCGCACGAGCGGGTATCCCATCAGGGTGTCCGGCGACCCGAGTACCAGGCTCGGCTGCAGGATGTACCGATCGTTCGCGTCCTTGAACTTGCGGATCTTCGTGACCACCGTGCGGCGGGTCACGAAGGATGCGTTCGGCAGATAGTCGACCTTCACCGCTCCGATCAGATCGTGCAGCTTGTCCGCCGGCTTCGTCGCGGCGAAATCGCCGTTCACGCCGGTGGCGACGTAGCCGATCTGGCCCCAGGTCACCCCGGTGCCGTCGTCGAGCGCCATCGTATAGCCCGCGGCGAAGCCACGGATCTTGTTGGCAGCGCCGTTGACGAACTCGCTGTTCTCGAAGCGGCCGAACTTGTTACCGGCCTTGCCGCCGAGCCACGCTTCGACGTCGATCATCCCGTCATCGAGCAGCTGCTGTGTCGCTTTCGGCTCGGTGTCGATGATGAATACCGGGATTCGCCATTTGCCGAGCTGGGGCGTGGTGGCGTCTCCCGAGGTGCCGTGCTCGCCGGCGTAGCCGCATCCGGCTTCGCCGATGTCTTCCATGCCCTCGAGGGCATCGGTCGAAATGGGCTGGACGGACGCGAGCTGACGGATCGGCGAGGTCTCGAAGATCTTCTTCGCGATCCGGCCACTAACGTCCGGAGTGACGAGGTAGCCGCCGTCCGGATCGGAGCCGACCGACAAGGTCTTCACCTCGTCAGGCGTGAGCAGCTTGTCGTTCTTGCGCAGCATCGCATCGAACGCGCTCTTATACTCGTCGTAGCCCTTGCTATCGAGGACGATGGGCTGTTGCTTCCGCTGAGCCGCTTCGCCCGCGAGAATGCGGTTGAAGGTTTTGAGCTCGAGCTCGAACTTGGCGTTGTCGCCGTTGCCCTTGATGCCCTCGCGCTGGAGCCGAAGCTCCAGGTCCTCGCGCTCCTTGCGCTCGGCCGCGATCGCTGCGTCGATCTTCTGCTTCGCTTCGGAGCCGTCCTCGAGGGATTTCTCGATCTTCGACAGGCGCTCGGTGAGAACCGGGTCCGTGACGCCCTTCTTTAGCTCGGCAATCTGCTCGTCATGCGACTTGCGGAAGGCTTCGAAAGAGGTCGCGATCTGCTCGATCGCCTTGCTGGGGTCGGTTGACAGGTCGTCGTTCCCGTCCTTCTGCTCGAAAGACGGCGCGCCGGCCAGGACCGCCATCGTGACGGCGACGGTCTGAAGGTTGAAAAGGTCGAAATGGCTGACCTGGTGGATCAGGCCAACGGTGGCTGCCAGGGCTGGGGCCGGGGCAAGGACGAGCGCGCACGCGCACGCAAGCGCAAAAAGCGCCACGTTCTTCTTCATTGTGATCTCCGTGGTGAGAGGGGATTCGCTAGACTTTGAGGGCCGCTATCGCGCGGCCCACTGCGTCGTTCAGACGCCGGTGGTCGCAACCATCACCCTCCCGGTGATCGATCGCAGAAAAGCCCTTGGCGAGGATCGCCTTGGCTTCATTCGCCGAGAAACCCGCCTCGCGCAGGGCCCTCTCGGCATCTCTTACACCCAAGCCCTGGCCGGATTTCACATCACCGACGCGGGCTTTTGGGTTGGCTGGGAAGGTCACGATCGACGTTTCGATCAGCTCGACCTCGTGCAGGGTACGGCGCGGCTCACCCGCCTTCGTTCCCATGGTGAATTTTCGTGCCCGGTAGCCGATCGAAAGGCCATTGAGCGCTGGCCGGGGCGTCATCTTGAGGAGGCCGTAAGCCTCAAGGCCGCGCTGTGTCTCGGCGAGCTTGCCGACAACGCGCAGGCCCTTTTCATCCTCGTCCATTTCGGTCCAGATGCCGATCGGCGTAAGATCGTCGGCTGACATGCCCCAACCGCCGTGCTGGAGCAGCATCGCCGGCCAGCTGCCGCTCTTTTTCGCGTCGGCCAGCGTTTTCTTGAACGCGCCTTTGTCGATCACGTCGCCATAGCTGTCGACGTTGCCGAAAACGGCGCCGTACCCGGTGAATGTGCGCGCGTCGGCGCCGTCATCGGCCGCGAACTTGATCTCGGTCAGGCCGAATTCGGCGCGGTTCATGACCGCGCTGCTCTTGATCTGCATCGATCGTCAGTCCTGTTGTGGTGGTTGGGGCGCCGGGTTCGGCTCCATCGCGCCGCGGCCGAGCTCGTCGGCGTGCCCGCCGACAGGATCCATCTCCTCGAGCGCGCGAACTTCGTCCTGTTTCATCCAGGGTTGCGTGCCGCCGGCGCCGAGCGCCTTTGAATAGTACTCGCCGCGATCTTTGGCGGAGCCGCGCATGAGCGCGTTGGGGTTCAGCTTCGTATAGAAGCCGGCGGCCCGGTCCTGCTCAGTGAGCAAGTTGATGTCGGCCGACGTGCAGATCCGCTCGTACCAGGGGAGCAGGCAATGGACGACGTGGGCGATGAACATCTGCTCTGCCGAGGCATAGGTCGCCGTCTTGTCGGCCTGGCCGACCATGATCGGCATGACCCGGAACTGCCTGCAGATCTCGTCGACCTGCTGTTTGCGCGATTCCAGGGTCTGCGCCTCGACGCCGGTCATCTGGAACGTCTGAAACTTGGCCTCATTGTCTAGCAGCAGAGGCTCGCCGGCCATGTCGCCGCCCTGTTTGTAGCGGGCGAGCCAGGCTCTGAGCTGCTCGAACTTATCCGGCCCCATCTTGTCCTTGACGGAGTACATGCCAGAGACCCTGGCGCCGTTTTTGTGCGTCTCGGCCTGTTGTGTCTCGATCGCCTTCGAGAGCCCGATCGCATCTCGCGCCATGCTGACCGCGTCGAGGCCCATCCAGCTGTTCCAACTGGGCCCTCGCAGGTGCCAGATCTCGTTTGGGCTCCGTTCCACCTCGTCGCTTTGGGGGCGACGCTCAAAATACCGGAAGCGGCCGTCGCTCTCGCGCATGACGCGCATCAAACCGGGCTCGATCGGCTCGAGCGAGCGAATCTCGCGCTGGCTGCCGACCATTCCCTTCCACGCGAACGCATTGCCGGTGAGGACGCAATGCAAGGCGAGCGTCTCGCGGAATTCAAAGCTGGTCTGCCAGCTGTTCGGGCGGCGATAGAGAACGTCGTAAAGAGGATGATCTTTGGCCTCGGAGCCTCCGCCAAAGCCTTGGTGCACCTTCCAGGGCACCTGGGCGATGCCCTCGACGATCACTTTAGTACACGCCAGCACCGTCGAGACCTGAAGGGCCGTCTTCCAGTTGACGTTTATTCCGCTTGTCGATGCGTAACCGCCGCGCAACATCTGCTCGAGCTCGCGTCTCGTTAGCTTCTGCTCGGCGCGCCCGGCGCCCGCGGCCAAAAGACCGATCAGGCCTCCCATCAGCTGGCGCGTGCGCTCAGCCAGGCGCCGACCATTATCATCAGACCGGCGACGATCAGTGCCGCCGGAAGACTGATCAGGGCAATGCCGGCGGTGAACGAACCGGCGCCGATCAGCCCGATCGCGTCCCTCGCGAGGTCTGCGAGCTTCATGCGTTGACCTCCCAAAATGACCGTTCGCCGGAGGCTACCGGCCGGTCAGCGGCGCCAGCGCCCATTGCGATCGTTACGATTCCGTCGATCCGGCCGCGCGAGCGTTTCTTGTCGAAGGCCCGGTTCTTCATCCCGTCCTCGATCAGTGCCGCGTTCGCAGCGCAGCTGTAGGTCACCGGCGAATTGTCGATGACGATAGTCTTCTGAAGGATTCGATCCTCGAGCCGTTCGATGGAACGCGGCATGCAATATTGCCGGTCTTCGAACAGGACACGCGTGCCTTGCGCATGAGCGACCATCTTGAGGCCTTCGCCCTGTGGCGCGTCGGGGCCTCTGAAGCGCCAGGCAGGGAATCCAATCTCTTCGCAGGCCGCTTCGAAGTCGGCGATCTGCGCCGTGTCGAAGACGAGCTCCTCGACTTCATGCTCGGCGCATAATCTTGCCACTTCCGCGGCGACGAATGTCTTGTCGATCGTCGCGCCAGGCACCGCCGTGAGATAGCCTTGCTCGACCCATTCCTCGTACGGCGCTTGATCGGCTTTCGCTCGATCGGGCAGCCCTACCTTCGTAGTCCAGTACCAGGTCTTCGCGTGGAGCCGCCCGTCCTTATCGATCCATGTCGCGGTGAGTGCCGTGAGGTCGTTCTTCTTCGAAAGGTCCAGCGATAGCCAACACTTGCAGCCCT